AACCGTTGCGCGTCCTTCTGATAGCTTTTCCGGGGGCGTTTTGCGCAGCATATCAGCCGTCCATAGGCGTAGTTGATCCTCGCACACAAAGCCAACTGTCACGCCTGCCTTTTTCGCAAGCTTCTCCAGCTTCCCGCGCACATTGCCCTCATCTATCCGCACCATTGGCTCAACCGGCATTATCGCGCCTCCGTTGCTAAATCTACCCGCCTCAGTGTTATCACAACGCTCACGTTATCGGCGCTTTCGCCTTTATCCATCACAAGGCAGTCATAACCCTCAAGTGTAACATGCTCGCGTTGTGACAATGTAGGCGGCGAACTCATAGCAGATATAAGCGCAGTAAACTCGCACTCTCTGTTATTAACAACGCCGCCATCTGTCAAATCCTGCACGGTACGCCAACTAGATCGCGTACCCGTGACGCTTTGGCCGCCTATACTCATAACGACCGGCACTTCGCTAATTGCGTATGCCTGATCTTCTGCGTGTAGTGCGGCCAGCGTCATTTTATCCCCTTAACAGGTTAGCGCAAACTAACCTAGTTGATAGCCGTGATAACTCCGTTTGATACGGTAATAGATCCACCAACGCTGTTCGTGAATGTGCCATCCGCGCCAAAGTTGGCAGCAACATGCACAAAATCAACCGCGCCATCCGCAATTTCGTCGGAATCAACAGCATCATCAGCAAGATGCTCGTTGTCGATTGAGCCAGCAGCATAGGCAGGCGAATCTACAGTATCGGCCTGCAATGCAGCACCGTTAAGATTCGTCAGGCTTCCACCGTTTAGCCCGGCAAGCGTTGTCAGGTCTGCGTCATACGCCTGAGCATCAACACCAACAATCACATCACGCACCGCAGCATTAAGCCAAACAGCCAGAATGCCGGTCGATGAGGTGGTTGTAACAGCTTCCGTTGCCGTTCCAATGAACGTATCAGCCGTTGATGTTTCGGTAACTTGCTCATTGGATGAATCCCAATACAGCTTATCACCAACCGTAATGGTTTCATTTGTGGCGAGGGTTAAATCCCATACGCCATCAATACGAACCACTCCGGTAGCGTTACTGGCAATATCTACCAGCGCAACACCATACGAATCACCAACATCAACAACATCACCGGCGCTGATAGCAGCACCACTATTGCTGTAAACGACATAACCCGCATCACGTACAAAGTTCTGAGCGCCAAACGACACAACAGCAAATGTAAGTAATGCGGCAACAATGTTTATAACTTTCTTCATTTTTATCATCATCCTTTTTGTGTTTTTTGTTATCCCGTGCGGGATAGGGATATAACCACATCCCGCACAGTGTTATTATTTACGCATCAGCGCCTGTTGCTTTAATCGCACCAAGCCAGTCAACCTTGCTTGCGGTGCAGTCCATACGGACTTTCATCACGCGACCATCGGCAGCCGTGCCGGTGTTTTCAACCTCTTCCAAGAACGGCGTATCCATGCCGTTAAGGAATGTAACCTCAACAATCGGAGCCACGTTAGGATCAGCAAACATATAAGTTGCTGTCGTGCTGTATCCCGTGAGGTTTGTATCCTCGAGTGACGGCTCAATCGCAGGGATGATACCGAACTCGCTGAGGTGGTTGTAATCAATGGCGCTTGTTCCGCTGCCATTGAAAAACCCGCTTGCCTTCAGCGCTTCGCGTGCATACTGCATGCCCGTCGGAGGAATCAGGAATACTTTTGGATCAAGCCGCAAGTTCAGCTTTTCGGACGCCGCAACGTCTGCGTGCTGATAGTTGTTCTGCTGATACATCATTTCTATCAGCTTGTTGATAAGCGCCTTGGCATGAGCCAGAGTGTCAAGCTGTCGATCTGTTTCCTGATCAATATTGCTGTGGGTCGACGAGAACAGCGCATTGCCGTCGCTCATGTTGCCATTTGCCAGCAATACCGTTACGGCAAGATCATTAGGCAGGATCGAAGCGATCCGCCCCATGCTGCGAGGAATCTCGGTCAACGCGTTCAGATCATCATTGATAATCATCTGGCGTGAGAGACTAAACGCTTTGCCGTAAGTAAGCACCGCGCCCTGTTCCCGGCGGTCGCTAAACTTGGTCATGTTGTAGGTTCCGCCCTCAGGCACTTCTTCAAGCTTTCCGGCTTCCGATAAACGGATGCGGGAGAATGTCTTGAAGTCAGGCGAGGTTCCGATCTTGCACCACTGGCGGTAAGTCGTTGGGGCGTTTGCAACCCCTTCAAGCATCGACTTGTTCGCAGTGTTGGCAAGGATATAAGGGAAGTCCGACGTTGACGAGCTAATGGTTTCGCCGTGACGAACAGCAGTCCAGTCGATTTCCCCGCGTAGTGCTTCGCGAGCCAGATCCAGAGGATTGGCCGGAATCGAGCGCCCGCTACGCCGCAAGCATTCCTCTGCCAGTCTCGGCAGGCTCATACCGGCGAAGTCACGATAGCCCGTGTCCTTCAGTTCGTCCTTGTCAACCTTTACGCCTGCGCGTACCTGTAAACCAAGGGCAGCGGCACGACAAAACGACTGATTGCCGTCGCGTGTTACCTGCACCGTGGTCTGTGGATTTGCGGCCCGCTCTGCCAGCTTGCCAAGGATGTACTCGTTGGCCTGTCCTACCGTGCAACGCTCGACGATGTCATGGTCAACATCAACACCGTACTTCTCAAACTGAGCGCGGATACCGGCGCGCCGCTCACGATCTTCGCGCAACTTGCGCTCAATCATCTGCTCGGCCGTTTCGCCCTCTTGTTTGCGCGTCTGCTGTGGCTTTGGCTCTGCTTTGCGCTCTTTGTGCTCAGCACCGTAAGGCTCATCGCCTTCGGTAAGCTCCAAAAACCGCGCCTCGTCGCACTCCACAATTGACCCTGCCTCATGGACAACCCCGTCAGGGTCGGCCCACTGGCGTGTAAGTTTCACCTTACGTTCCATTTTACCTTCTCCTTTGCTTCGGGCTTTGCCCGTTTGTTTTGCCGATCTGCCAACCCCAACGGAGGGATCAGCGGGAACCGGCGTTAGTGAAAACTCCAATGCTTCCCAATTAGTTGCAATCATGGCGGGGCCATTCCATCTCCCGTAACTTACATCTTCTGATTGCAGATAAACCCACTCTTTCACCACATAACCAACAGACACCCCGCGCACCGTTCCATCGACAACTTTCTGCCGTATGCGTTTTGATTCCTCATCAGTGCCCCACCGCATCTTTGCTCGGCCCGTATGCGAATCAGCATCAAGATAGATTTTTGTTGGCACACCAACCGGCACATCTGCGTTATGGTTCCATAGCACAGACCCAACCTTTGCTAACCGCTCAAAATGCGCCGCATCTGGCTCGTGGCTAAGAATCTCAGCTTCCCCCCAACGATCAACAGGGTACTCGCTCGAAAAGCTTAAATCCACTTCGTCGGGGTCGCCATCTGCTCTTATTTCAAGATGCATGGTGCGGTGTTCGATTTGCGGATCATCAACAACAAACCTAATCTTATCATCATCAATATTGGCCGCCGAATAGCTGATGTTGCGCATCTTTGCAACTGCGCTGATTTTGTCTTTGGTTTTGTCTGTTTTCATATGTTCCTTTGTTTGAAAGCGCCCGCGCAATCACTGTTTAATAGCGTGCGGCATAGTCGGTTTTAACCATATTCGTCGCCTGTGTTTTTTTGTCGCGGGGCGCTTTCCTATATTTAATATTTGTTACTTAATCATACGGTTGCGTTTTCGAGCGCTTTCTCCGCGTTCTCTGCAAGTTGCTCTAAATCTGGCTCTCCGCCGTCGGCTTCCTCGTTCTTAGTTGCGTATGGGCGTCCAGGCAACCCAAGCCGCTCGCGATAACGCTTAATCTTTGCCTCTTTATGTGCCTGAGCCTTCCAATCAAGACCCAGCCACGCACACTCATCAGCAAGCGTTTTAATGCCAGACGACATCCGTTTTGCCGCGGCATTAGCATCTTGCAGTGGGTTGATTCCCTGTGGCCATCCTGAAGGCATCCAGCGGTGACGCTGCCAATAACGCGGGTTGATATCATAACCGGGCATAGTAAGCGCGCCGGACAGGTTCGCTATGCCCATCCAATACCGCAACGTCCCGCCGCATACGCGATTACTGAAAAACTGCATAAATGGCCTGTACGCCTGTATGTCCATGTTTTCGGCAAGACGGCCGCCCGCAAAAGTTGTTTTGGTTGTGTCGCGTGTCAGGCTGGTATAGCTTAACCCTATCTCTGTGCCCGCGCCGATTGCTTTCAGGTTTTCAGACAGGAACATGCCGTAGGTGTTTTCCGGCGCTGTCGGATTTACAAGAAATGGCTCCACGCCTTTAGGTAGCCTACCCATAATACCAGGAGCAACGGTGCTTAATATATTCCCGTCTGCATCGGTTGGAAATCCGTCTGCATCCTCGGTATCGCTGGCATCGGTATCCTCTAGTCCAGGGATCGGCGCGGTGTCCTCGGTTGTTTTTAAAAGCACACCAAATGCGGCCGCTATCTTATTGCGGATCATCTGAGATTCGTTATATCCGTCAATGTCAAAAAACTTTTGCGATACACCTGCCGCAAATGGAATTCCGCGCAACTGATAAGGGAAGTGCTTGCGGTAAACATGTATAATCTCGGTAGCAGGTACGCGAATTAAGTTGATTTTACTCGGTCGCTGTGGGTGCTGATTGGATGTTGAATATATCCAGTATGCAACCGGCTTCCATGTTCTCTTGTCAACCTCAACGCCAAGCACAACGGGGTTGCCTTTCCATTCGCTGATGTTGGTATCAAGATTGTCTGCGTCAATCGGCTCGATATACAGAGGCACAGTCCCGTTGCTTTTATCAGGCACCATATGCAATAACACCTCGCCATCAACCATCATCCGCCGCATGCACAAATGCTGCACATCAACAAATGTGTCTGGACTCATTGGGCCTGCTTGCCTCACGCAATCGGCCGCCCAATCAGACCAAAGCGACTCCACGTAATCGTTAAAGCCATCCTGTTCTTCTACAACATATTCACCAAGATCAGCATCATAAACTTGTTTCGATACCGCCATTTGAAGCTCAAAACCCGTACCGACGCAGTAGTTGGTCATCGTATTGATTGCGCTGATAAAATAAGGGTTGTTCTGTTCGAGCCACCGCGATCTTGCGCGTATTGTTTTAAGCTGGCGATTGAGAATAGTGTTGATTGCTTCGTTGCTTGCAACCCAGTCAGCATTAAGTCTGTTTGTGTCGCCTGATTTGAAGTTGCTGCGCGTTGCTCGGGCAAGTTGCCGCAAGGCTCTAGCCTCCGCGCTGCCTTTGGTGTAATCGGCTTTTATCAGGTGTCCGTTAGGCCCATATAGCGCAACATTTTTCATAAGTCTGCAAACCTCGCTAGCGTAAACATCCCGCTTTTGGTATACTTCTGTATCTGCTGTTCTGCGTAATTAAGTAGGTTAATGCGCTCCTGTGCGGTTGCGTAGCTGTAGGACTGGTCGGCAATCGAGTATGTAGTAATACGCAGTTTCGCGCCGGTGTTGGTGGCCATGTCGTCAATAATGGCATCTCGTATTTGTTGCCATTTAGCTTTTAGTTGGGCGCGTGAATAAGCCATAAAAAACCCCGTTACGCGATTGCAGTTCTTTTACCTGCAACTATCGTAACGGGGTTATGTTTGTCTTGTCTAGTGTTGCCGGTCTACAGTGTAGACGGTTATTTATGCATCCGATAACACCTTGAATTTATGGCCGCACTTTCGACAACGCACCCACCGCAACCGACGCCCTGCGCATGGTTCCGTTTTCACAACATCACGGAATCCAATTATGCCACAACCGGGGCATGCCGCCATTCGGTCATACAGCACATGCTTATAGACCGGCTCGCTTGGCCGCGAAGTCTGCGTTGATTCCATGCGGTTGGTGTAGCTCACAGCTTTTTCACCGCAACCGCAACCGCATCGCCAGTTTCGGCATCGCCCACCACCTTAAGCACACCGGCGTTAGGGTGGCTTGTCGGGCTTACCGTAAGCACGCGGTATTTTTCCTTGCCGATCTGAATATTGGCAACGTCTTTAACCACGCCCTCAAACGTAACGGATTCGCTTGCGCTTTTTTTTGGTTCCTGCGTTGCTTCCTTCGTCTGCGCTGTCTCCTGTTCGACTTGTTTTGCTTTTGCCATCTTCTTGCTCCTGTTTGTTGTTTGTTTCCGTTTGCTTCGTTATATCAACTATACTTTCATGATGCTCAATATACACCTGCACAAGGTGCGCCGCAAGTATTTGCATATGTTCACAATCCCATATATGATTCCCCTTTCTTAGTTGTACCCATTTTCCGTCAACGCATTTCTCCGCTGTCATTTGATTGGTGTAGGCAGAATCAACATCATTAGGTATTCGCCACGCCTGCGGAGCGTTGCCGTTTAGTAGCCTGTATAGCTGGGTTTTCCAATAGTCAGCAACGCTGCTAACCCATGTTAGCTTATATCTGCCCTGGTAGCGCCTGCCTTCGTATGGGTCTTTGTTCTGATATACCACGCACGCGGTTGAGCGCCCCATTTTATCGCGCAGTTTTTCATGGCCATACACCGGCACGCAACCCCGCATCATACCGTCGCAGCATTGTATTATTACCTCCTCCTGTCGATCCGCGTAGTGGTTATCAATGAAACAATAATTGGCCGCGTACTTTGCGCGTACATCTCGCAAGTTAACCCATTCAAGAGCCTTCCCCCAATCAACAAGCGAGCTGTGTCCGGGGCGGAACCACTCCCGCACCACATACCAAAAGTGATCCTTTTGCACATCCACGGTCATTATCACCGTGCGCTTGCCTTTATGTGCATAACGCCCATCACTTGCAAACTCTCCTTTTTTGTAATTGGCGCGGGCATCCACAAACGCCGTATCTTTAATCTTCTGTTGTGTTTCACCCCACCTGTCAGCCCAGTTTTCGTAAAAGTATGCTTTCAAAGCGGTAAGTCCATCGCCTTTTGATTGCAGAAACTCATAGGCAAGCTTTCCAAAATCGCCATCGGAAAACGGCACCATAGGCCCGACTATCCATACGCCCTTAATATGGCTCGGTGCGTCTTTATTCTGAGCAATCCAGCCAAACCGATCCGGCTCAATGTGCCGCATGCGCTCGCCTTCATGCACGCATTTCATGCGGTCTTTATTCTCTATGCGAGTGCCGTCTTGAGTCAGGTAATATGCTTCGCTTTTTACCCTGTTCATATCCCACTTGCCGCTCTGTTCGTCGCGTGCATCCTGCGGCCATTTCAAACCAGCACCGTCGCCGCGCTCGCCAAACTCAAAACAAAACGGATTGCCGGTTTTGGGGTCTGGCATCATCCATCGCATTTGATTTGTTTTCTCGTACTCAAGTATCACAGGATCGCCATCGGGGTTACTGCGTGTCGGATCAGGCGAGCTGCCTCCGAAAATCTTATGGAATGGATAAGCTCCTACGCGCTTGCGAAGCATAGGGGGCGCGTGGCCCTTCCATGTACTCCACTCATCGGCCATCACATACTTAAAGTTATCCTGCTTAAATGCACCACGCGCACCCGGATAACCAGCCCTGAAATCCATATTTGGCAGGCGTATGTCATGCTCTATGTTTCCGCCGCGTGTGTTTTGTGCGATCCTGTATTTTTCCTGCGCTTTCGGGCAGCACTGCATACCGCGCTTAATGCGCTCCTCCATGAATCGCTCCATAGTCTGCATGTCACAGGTTAAGTAATAGAACGGTGCTGGATCTTCTGCAATAACATAGCGTATCCAAGTAAGCCCTGTTTCGCTGAATGCGCTTTGTGAGCATTTGCGCACCCATATTTCCCGTGTCTCATAATCACCAAGCCATTCGAGTATCTGTTTTGTGTAAGGCGCGTAATTGGAATCATATGGAGCGTGCTGCGGGGTCTTGTACGCGGGGGCAAGCGAGTAATCCACGTTATGCTCCGCCCATTCCCAAATATGCTGTTTGGGTGGCAGCTCGTACTGTGCGCGCAAGAAGTCTAGCAGCTCGCAAACCACTATATCGCCTCCCGTATTCCGTTAATCGCCGCATCCCGCGCAGCCTCTGCCCATTCCAGCAATTCAGCATCTCTTTTATTCGCCCCTACATGCTGCACAAAATTATTTAATGCGCCTTTCACCGCCGCCGCGTGGGTGGCT